CTTATCCACGTATCCGCTCTCGTTATTGCGCGGCAACTTGCTCACGTCCCGCGACTTCTTGGATCCCACGGGCAGGACCGCCCCCGTTGGTACACGCAGAGGCACCACCTTGCCGATGAGTACATCATCGGGCGTGACATAGGTATCCTTGGGAACAAAGCCATCCTCGCCCACTTTTTCATAGTGCGCATTCTTCATGTGCTTGGTTTCCACGGGATCAGGATGACAGAACTTTTCTTCTTCACCCGACGACTGATTTTTCCGCTCTTCGTCCTTGTAGGTTCGGTAGAAGATGGAACGATAACGCCCACGATCTAGCGCCGCACGATTCATCATATTGGAATCTTCCTGGTTGTATCCCGTGTAGGTCATAATGGCTACAATGATATTCTGACCTGCAGGCAGCGTCTTGGCCCCATAGAATTTGCTCATGTAGGGCGAGACCATCGGAATTTCGGGGTAGCAGAGCACGTGGCTCATTGCATCAAATCGTTCGCGGTAGTTCAAGGCGTAGATGCCCATGGCTTGTTTGCCCATGGATGATTGATAGGCATTACGCGGCGATTGATTGTGATCAGGAAAGGGGATATACGACGCAGTCGTGCCCAGAATTGCACTTGGGTGAATTTCACAGTGCGTCGTGGTAGCATCCTCAATCGCCTTACCGTAGGTCATGGCAATGTAGGCCCCATCTGTCTCACCTGCATCAATATATTCAATGAGTTTTTCGCCGCGCGGGGTCTCCCACAGCAAAAGGGAGTTCCAGTCCTGAAGCTGTTGAATATGGTGCTTCAACGCGCCTGATTTATCCGCCGCGATTTCGCGGATAGCAGGAGCATAATAGATGGGGCGAATCACACGCCCCGCTTCGGTCGTAATCCACAGTTCCTTAAAGGAGTTTTTCCATACGATGCCTGTATGCAGATGGATAGTGCCAGACCGTTTCGCTTTGCGAAGCTGATCCACCATAAACACCGTGTCCTGAATGAGGAAGATGCCGATCCACGATCCATTGAGAAAGACGCGTGTATGGTCATGCTTCTGTTGCATGGAGGTATCTCGTAGAAAGATTAGTTTCTCCAACTTTTGAATGAAGGCGTACACGGTAATCGGACTACTGAAGATCGTAATCATGGTGGTAGTGGACATGTTCTTGACCACACCTACACCGTGCCCTTCTGGCGTTTCACACGGGCAAATATAGAATGCCTGTGAATTGTGTTGTTTACGCGGGGCAATCAGCTTACCCGTCTTTTCAATCGGCGTGGAAATGCGTCGCAAATGGGAAATACCCGCCGAGTAGTTCATGCGATTGAGCACTTGTGACACGCCGATTTTGTTGGGTCCGCCGATTTTACCACTGCCAAAGTTGCCTGTTGCAAGACTCGATTTCAGGCATACATCCATGATAGTGGATTTCACAATTTTGTTGATATTGTTAATGTTTACGATTTCCGTCCAGTTGCCAGTGGCCTTCCATGAACCGCCGTGAATTTCCTTGGATAACGCTCCTTTCATATCCTTGACCATGCGATTGTTGTAGGTCTTGCGAAAGAGATCGGCTAAGAGGAAGCCAGGTACGTCCACGCGTTTGTTAGGATAGGCGTCACGGTCGTCGGTGGGAATTCGCTTACTGGAGGTCCAAAGCACTTTGCGTGTCATATGGGCCAGAAAGCAGGCTTTTTCGTAACACATCTCGTGCCCGCCAATCTGAGGAAAGAGTTCTTCGCTCAAAATATCTTGTACGTTGCTCTGTTTTTGAGATTTAACCGACCAGGTATTGGTGTGTTCACCGAGCCAAGCCAGTGCTTGGTCGCGCGTACAAATGGACGAGGCCTCCAGAATAGACTCCGTAATAATCGGATCATAGACGGGGTCTTTTTCATCGCCGAGAATCAGTTCGCAAATCTCCTTATCGGCAAGGATACCGAGCGCACGAAAGAGAATAATAATCGGAATCTCTGTCTTGATACGAGGCACGGTAGCACGAAGCATCGTGATCAATTGGTTTTTAGGGTGATAGATCATTTTCACCGTGTTGGATTTGGGCACCTGGTCATTGTCAGGGCCGATGCATTTGATTTCAACGACTTCTTGTTCTTTGGCGGATCCGCGGCCGTTACGAAACACAAATGGGCGATTTTCTGACATGCGTTCCATGGAGATCATGGCCCGTTCACCGCCCTGAACAATAAAGTATCCGCCGACATCTTCGGCACATTCACCGAGCTTGGAGGGATGAACGTGCAACTGATCATTTAGAAGACAGTACTTGGAGCCAACCATGACAGGAATCTTGCCCAGATGAACATTGGGAAAGATGCGCACATTGGATTCACGAATACTGTTGCGAGTATGATCAATGAAGGTGGTGGTCACTTTTACATCAATGTTCAACGGGGCAGCATACGTCAGATTGCGCAGACGGGCATCATTGGGCATCATGGGATGAATCGCGCCGTTGTTTTCAAAGATGGTAGGTTTACGAATGGAGATCTTTTCAAACTCGAGCGTTACTTCATATTCGTGTTGGATTTTTTTTCCGAGAACAGCATTGCCGTCAGCAGCAGTGCCCATAAGGGCATTGGCGGCGGTCGTGGAGAGCCCCGTGGCGGTAGCCAGAGCCGACCGCGGTCCCGCCAATGGAATTTCCGGCGATCCATAGGAGGTAATAGGATTCGCCATGTGAATAATTTCTGGAATGTCAACTTCCATGAATTGATTAAAAGACTCAATTTGGTGGCTGATGATTTGTTTTCCATTGGATTGAGTAATGAATTTCTCGAGGATATGGCGGTAGCTTGGAAGTGAGTCTGTCATGTAGAGTTATCTTTCTTATCCTCTTCTTTTGCAATCAATTTTATAGTTATAGGATAAATAAGAGTATGCTCTACTAGGGAGGATGGCCTCAGAAGTAAAGAGTTTTTTAATTACAGGCGGAGCAGCTGCCAGCTACACGGGACTAGCACAGAAACCAAAACAGAAGGGGAGGAGAGCTACTGTAAAGAAACAAGAAGGCGGTGCGCCTGTCATTCATGTTCAAGGTGTAGAATCCCAAAGTACACAAGTAGCTGGTTCAACTAACCCATCTACGTGGCTACATCTTACAAAAGTTGGTAGCGCACCTATAACTCCGTCAACACCAATGCCAACTCCGTCAACACCAATACCACCAATAACAACAACTGTGTTACAGCAAGGCGGTACACGGCAAATCAAAGTAGAATTAAAGAAGAAAACAACAGCAAAGAAAGTCCATCTACAGCCCAAGAAAGCCGACCTCTCTTCTTCCAAGAAACACCTTACTCGCAAAATCCGAAAAGTATCGATTGGCATCTCTTCACTACATAAACGGATTACACGCGCTAAGAAAGTTCATACTACCATCAAGGCAATGCCACTTGATAAATTACGCGAACATCTTATTCAGAAAAAATTAATTAAAGCCACGAGCAAGGCACCTGAATCTATTTTGAGACAGATTGCGGCCGACAGTCAGATTGTAGCTGGAAAATCGCTCTAAGTGGAGGGCCAGAGGCCCCCCACACCCCCACATGAGGTGGCCCATTTACCCACATGAGGTGGCCCATTTACCCACATGAGGTGGCCCATTTACCCACATGAGGTGGCCCATTTACCCACATGAGGTGGCCCATTTACCCACATGAGGTATCCCCGTTCATCCATACAATATGACCCGTTTACCCGCATCACACATCTCGCATATTCTTTTAATGATTCAATTGATAGTTTTATAAATATCAATCGTGTCAGACAGTATAAAGTATTTCTCCAGGTAATCCTATTAGACGATGCTTAAAACAAAACATAATTCTGGATTTTTTTCATGCTGCTCCGTTCGTTTACATGATATTATTTCTTATTTTAATACGAATAAGTGTTTACCAACGGAAGTAGATAGTTCAGAACATTTTGGCCTATATAAGAAAGACAGTACAAAAGATATTACCTTTGATTATTTTAAACAATACAGTAACTCTACTTCTATTATCTATTCGCGACCAGTTCCTTTTCATCACGAGGACCAATTTGCAGTGTACAGTCAGCTGGATTATACTGCCCTGACTCCTTTTGTACAGGCTTATTTTTCGCCATCACCGTCCATTTTACAGCGTGTAGAGGTTCTTCAAAAAAAATACAGTATTCATCCAGAAAATACGTGCGTGTTATTTTACAGAGGAAATGATAAAGTGACAGAAATTGGCATGTGCTCCTATCAAGAAATGCTGGAACAAGCCGCACTGATTCTAGAAAAAAATCCGAATATTCAATTTCTGCTACAGAGCGATGAAACAGAATTTTTGGAGGAGGCTAAGAAGCGATTCCCAACAAACTCGTTTCATTTCAATGAAGAAATTCGGCATATGCGTAAACAAATCAGCTCGGTAGATAAAGTATACAGTGAAAAAAACGATGAATTTTCTAAATGGTATTTGGCGATTACGATTCTTATGTCTACATGCAACTACGTAGTATGTGGGTCAGGTAACTGCTCTATATGGATTACACTATATCGCGGAAATGCTACAAATATTATACAGCATCGTCATGATCACTGGATAGATTTCTCTAAAAATACAGCGTCTTCAGAATCATTGGCGCATAAATCGTATCAGTATTTTTTAAATCAATGGCATTCTTATTCGTCTTCCATTACAGAGCCCCTACAGAAAACATTAGAAGAACAAGCTGCCGCACTTTTACAGGACACTATGGTACCATTAGACAAAAAACAGGATATTGTCTCAAAAATGATTTATATGAATCCAGATAAGCACGAATGGTATTATCAAATGGCGCAATTGGTACAACATGATAGTCAGATTATTATGTGGCTTCGTCTAGCATATGAGAAGAAACCCAACGATTACCCCACATTGTATGCCCTATGTAAGACCCTTTTTATGAATAATCAGCATAAATTATTGTTCGATTTAAATCGTAATCATTTATTTGACCAATTCATTGAGTCCAAAAATGGCGTAAATGCAGAATTTCTGTATTACTTCTTTGAAAGCAATATGACCTTGCACTATCATAAGAATTGTGAAAAGTATGTCGCCATGCTAGAATCGTATTTTAAAACAGTAACAACGCTGGAACCAGATGTGTTACATCATAAATGTATTAATTATGTAGATTGCGCAAAAGTACAGTATGTATTAGGAAACATCGAATCGGCGATTACCTATGTTGAAAAATCGATACAGTTCATCATAAAGCACTATTTTCCATCCGATAAACTTATTTTATCTACACAGCACCTATTATCCCTCTATGATTATTTGTATTATGACCATGTGAAACAATTTAAGAAATATAGTGAATTAAATGAATTATTTTCAAAAGGAATTATCCCATTTAATGTTCCTAATAAAAGAAAAAATAAAACGCAGCTAAAAATCGGATATGTAACAAGTGATCTCGGATTACATGCAGTATCTAACTTTATTCATTCTATTTTAAAACATCATACCTATGAGGCGGTAGTATTTGCCAATCAAACTGCTATACATCCCATGTTCCGTTCATTTAATATTGTGCAGATCCGTCACTTATCGGACAAAGAGGCGGCATATGAAATAATGAAGAATGAAATTGATATTTTAATTGATTTAAATGGGCACACTTCGCTTAATCGTCTAGGTATTTTTCCCTATCAGCCAGCACCAATTCAAATGACCTATCTGGGATACCCCAATACAACAGGTCTTACCTCCATTCAGTATCGAATCACAGATTCCGTTGCAGATCCACCCCATTCAAAACAACTCTATTCAGAGAAGCTTCTACGAATGCCGTCGTGCTTTTTGTTATATAAGTCCTCTTTTCAAACGGAACCATTGGTTCCACGAAAAACAAAGCAGACCATTATTCTAGGTTCATTAAATAAAGAGCCAAAGATTACACCGCCCACATTGAGGGTCTGGGCGAAAATCTTGAAAGAGAATCCAACCACAAAACTGCTAATCAAATTGGAATCCTATGATAATACAGACAGCCGACTTGCCTATTATATGAAACACCTGCGTGTAGACAAACAACGATTACTTCTTTTAACAAGAACGGATGATGAACAATATACTAAATTATTTGGCATGATTGATATTGCACTGGATACCTTTCCGTATTCAGGAACAACCACTACATGCAATGCACTGTACAATTCTATTCCTGTAGTCACGATGACACATGATGATTATCATGTACATAATGTATCGGCTTCATTACTAAAAAATGCAGGATTAGCTGAATTAGTAACAAAATCAGAGACTGAGTATGTGGAGCGAGTGACGTCATTGGTGAACTCGGTAGAAACAATTGATCGTTACAAGGCAACGATTCATGCGAAATTTGTGGCGAGCATGAATCCTGTGCCGTTTATGAAGGCATATGAATCCTTATTGTATAATGCGCATAATGCGCACGCTACGAATACTACGAATACTACGCACGCTACATTTTCTATGTAGTACATGTAGAATCTAAAACAGTTCTGTAGAAACAATAAGAAGATGAACCATATACGTCAATGTCTAGCATCAGATAAGCCCTTTTTTATTGGTCGCATTGCAGGCGTAGAATTATTAACCGCCTACAATCAACAGGAAGGTGATATCCTTGAACTATCCCATAATATTATAGAATTGGAGAATAATGCAGGGATTAAAGTAAAAGACCATGACTCCTTGACAGACTATACTACCAAATTAATAGAAGCCTATGATCACTGTACCTGTATTGCGGAATGGGAAGTATCAGGTCCCGTTTATGCCAAAACAGGTAAAGGGCAGGAACTCGTTACAAATAGAACGCCTCATATTCCCAAAGTAAATGCGCGAGTCTTGGAACCATATTATTTCTTAGAAGAAGAGTCATGGATGCCCTTATTGAAAGGGAAACATATTTTAATCATTCATCCATTTGTTGAAACTATCAAACAGCAACTGCCTCGGTTAACTACTGTTTTTCCAGATAAGAAGTGGTTTGAAGATTGTACCTTTACAGTTATTAAGCCGCCGATGACACTGGCAGGAAATCATCAGAATCAGTCGTGGGACAAGCACCTGACAGCATTTCTTTCACAGACATATGATTTTGATGTGGCATTGATTGCTGCAGGAGGGTATGGAATGTTGATTGCGGACGAACTGTTTAAAAGGGGAAAATCGGTCATGTACATTGGGGGTGCATTACAGCTTTTCTTTGGAATTATTGGCAGACGTTGGTTTGAGAATAAGGAGATTATGGCAATGGTGAATGATACGTGGACACGCCCGCTACCTGCTGACAAACCAGTGGGAGCTACGAAGGTGGAGAAGGGATGCTATTGGTAAAACGCAGTAATACGAAGTGCAAATACGAAGTGCAAATACGAAGTGCAAATACGAAGTGCAAATACGAAGTGCAAATACGAAGTGCAAATACGAAGTGCAAATGCGATAAAAGCGATATAAACAATCCCAATTATCTTATGATAAGGATGTCCCTACAAAATAAACTAATCGAGGAGTATGGCATAGAACGATATGCAGAAGGATACAATTCAGGGTACAATGATGGACTACAAAAAGGTCAAGAAAAGGGGTATCATAGTGGTTATATTGCAGGTGTTCAAAGAGGGATGATTATTGGAGCTATCTCTGTGGCTATGTCCGTAATTGCAGGATTACTAGTGGATTCGCATAAGCTGAGGGTCTAAAGAATGACCTGACCTAAAGAATGGACGCGTCATATAGATGAAGATGCACAAAGAATACATTGAACTATACAAAGAATACTCACAGAAATATGGCAGAAATACTGCGATATTTCTTCAAGTTGGTTCGTTTTATGAAGTATATGATATTCAAAATCGTGAGACGGGTGAATCCCAATGCAATGTTCGCGAAATCGTGGATATTCTTGGAATTCAACTGTCATCAAAAAAAGGAGATTTTTCAGAGAAAGAAGACGGATTATTCGCAGGATTTCCAGATTATGTGATGCACAAATGGGCTGGGCGACTTACTGCAATTGGCTGGACGGTGATTGTAGTGGATCAAATCAAGGACATGCGTGGCAAAGTAAAGGAGCGAAAGGTATCTCGGATCTTGAGTCCGAGTACGCATATTGAGAATACTTCCTCCACTGATACGCCTTATTTATGTGTTCTCTACTTTCAATCAACGGACCAGGCGCCATTATTTGGAGCGGGATTGTTGGATTTAACCACGGGTACAACGCGGACGTACTCGGGACAGGCCAGCGGTCGTTCGGACATGTGGACCGCCGATGAATTAGTACAGTTGCTAAGCGTGTATTCTCCTAAGGAAATTGTTATTCGCTGGAAGGGCTACCTACCAGAAGAAAATGTACTTCGTCGCATGTTGAGTATTCCTGCATCCATTATTATTCATCTTTTTATGACGGATACACTGGAATCTTTTGCATCTGACCTGGTTCGCACCGAATATTTACAGCGTATTTACTGTATCAAATCCATTCTGCCGGCACGAACGTATCTGGGAATTCGAACAAATCAAGAGGAGTTCGCGTTAATGTACCTTCTTCAGTTTGTAGAAGAACATTATCCCAGTATGATCAAATCGTTTCAACGCAATGAACCATGGATTCCACATACCCGTCTCATTTGTGGCAATCATGCCTTAACGCAACTGCAAATGACCAATCATGCCAATCCAATGGAATCCGTCATTGGCCTTTTTGATAAAGGGATTACACCGATGGGGAAACGTGCAATCAAAGAGCGACTTCTCAGTCCCTATTCCGATGCGAATGAGATTCGTGCACGACTAGCGGAAGTT